TGTAAATGATTTGTATGAACCATTGTATAATTTTTGGTTGCGTTTACAAGTTGATGGAGATTATGTTCATAGTCAATTACAGCAACTAAAATCTAGATTTCCTGATCGTGGTTCAGCAAGAGGATTATTTGAGGATGCAAAAGAAAAATTATATGACCTAGATGTATCAGATAAAGACCGTGCTGTTTGTTTTTATATCATAAACAAATGTTCTTTTAGTGGTCTTACTGAATCATCATCATTTTCAGAACAAGCAAGTGATGCTAACTTCTCAATGAGGGGGATTGATAAGTTACCAGTTTATAGTAAGTTAATTAGAAATTGGTATATCACGAATGTAGATTATAAACATTTGTTAGGAGATGGAGAAAAAACATTTGTATATCTTGATCCACCTTATGATATCAAGGATAATTTGTATGGAAAGAAGGGTTCTATGCATAAAAAGTTTGACCATGATGACTTTGCAAAAAATTGTGAAATATATAATTCAGAGATGCTTATAAGTTACAATTCAGACCAATTAGTTAAAGATAGATTTAAGGATTGGAATTGTGCTGAATTTGATTTGACATATACTATGCGTTCAGTCGGAGAGTATATGAGAAATCAAAAGACAAGAAAAGAATTACTTCTCTTTAATTACAATACAGGAGTATTTTAATGGACGAAAGACCATCAGACATGTATCAGGACATGAAGAAACTTAATATGCTCTACGAAGAGATGTGTTGGGATAACGATGATATCATAGAATTTTATCCTGACTATGATAGTAATACAATTGTCATCCGAAATAAAACTATGGATGATGAAATGGTGAACGGTTAAATGTCAGAATTTATCCAACGTCATATCGGACCATCAGAATCAGAACAACGCAAAATGCTTGCTGATCTTGGTCTATCAACTATAGATGAATTAGTTAGAGAGATTGTTCCTGATTCAATCTTACTTCGTGGTGATAGTAAATTACCAGAGGGTTGTAGTGAGCAACAGGCACTCACAGAATTAAAAGATATTGCAAGTCATAATGTTGTCAAAAGAAGTTTGATAGGTCAAGGATATTATGGGACGATTACACCTCCAGTTATACAAAGGAATGTATTTGAAAATCCTGCATGGTATACATCATATACACCATATCAGGCAGAGATATCCCAAGGTAGATTAGAAGCATTATTTAATTATCAAACACTGATTACTGAACTTACTGGATTACCAGTAGCAAACGCATCTTTATTAGATGAAGGAACTGCAGCTGCAGAAGCAATGTTACTTGCTCATAGTCAAAGTAAGAAAAAAGATTTTATAGTTGATGATAAATTATTCCCACAAACATTAGAAGTATTACAGACGAGAGCAAGACCATTAGGTATCAATATAATTAAAATTGATTTTGATGCATCTATACCAATTGCTTTCTTCACTGATGCTTTTGGAGTTATTGTACAACTACCAAATAGTCATGGTAATTTAAGACATCGAAGTGGATTATTAAGATTAGCAGAAGTTTGTAAATGTATGAAAATTGCTATTGTTGATCCAATGGCACAGGTATTAATGCAACCTGTCGGAGAGATGGGATTTGATATTGCAGTTGGTAGTATGCAAAGATTTGGTGTACCAATGGGATTTGGCGGACCACACGCATCTTTCTTCGCAACAACAGACAAATATAAAAGAAAAATACCTGGTAGGATAGTAGGACAGTCTGTAGACGCTCAAGGTAATAAAGCACTCCGATTAGCACTACAGACTAGAGAACAGCATATAAGACGAGATAAGGCAACATCTAATATCTGCACAGCACAAGCACTACTAGCAAATATGGCAGGATTTTATGCTGCATATCACGGAGCAGAAGGTCTTAAAAATATTGCAACTCGTATTCTGACTTATCGTGAAATACTTAAAAAAGGACTAACTTGGTTAGGTATTGAAGTTGATGATACTGAAGGTTTTGACACAATCAGATTTAAAAGTTTTCTTGCAGTTGAAGGATATAATGTTCGTTATGAAGATGACCATACTATCATTACTTTAGATGAACTTACCACTCTTGAAGAGATACAAACTCTAATTAATTCACAACAAGATTTAGTGAATAAAAATGATACGATTGATCATATTGTTGAAGCAGTTGGTAGATACAAATGGAAGTATGTTCCAGAAAGAACACAACCTTGGTTAAGACAAGATGTATTTAATAAGTATCAAAGTGAAACCAATATGATGAGATATATTAATGAGTTAGTATCTAAAGATTTCTCATTGGTAAATGGTATGATGCCACTTGGAAGTTGCACAATGAAATTAAATGCAGCATCAGAACTTATGCCTGTAAGTTGGAATGAGTTTGCAAATATGCATCCATTCGCTCCAGAAAATCAAACTCTTGGATATCAAAGAATTATGTTTGATTTACAAGAATGGTTATGTGATATCACTGGATTTGAAGAAGTATCATTACAACCAAATGCAGGTTCACAAGGAGAGTACGCAGGTTTACTTGCGATACAAGAATATCATCGAAGTAATGGTGATACAAAAAGAAATGTATGTTTGATACCGACAAGTGCACACGGAACTAATCCTGCTAGTGCTGTAATGGCAGGTATGAAGATTGTTCCTGTCAAATGTGATGATGAAGGTAATATAGATTTAAAAGATTTAGAAAAACAAGCAATAATGAATACCTTTGAGTTGTCTTGTATTATGATCACATACCCATCAACTCATGGTGTATTTGAACCAACTATCAAAGACATCTGTAGAATCGTTCACGAAAATGGAGGACAGGTTTATCTTGATGGTGCAAATTTAAATGCTCAAGTTGGATTAGCAAAACCTTGTGAATATGGTATTGATGTATGTCATATGAATTTACATAAAACATTTTGTATTCCTCACGGTGGTGGCGGTCCTGGTGTTGGTCCGATTGGTGTTGCAGAACATCTTGTTCCTTTTATGAACCATCGAGTATCAGCAGCAATTCAAGGTAGTGCATCTATACTCCCAATCAGTTGGATGTATATTCGTATGATGGGTGCTGATGGATTGAGAAAGGCAAGTGAAATATCTTTACTTACTGCAAACTGGTTAGTTCATCGTATTGAACCATTCTTCAAAGTATTGTACAAAGGTAACAATGGAAGAGTGGCACACGAATGTATATTTGATGTTCGATATTTTGATGGTATTAGTGCTGAAGATGTGGCAAAAAGATTAATGGATTATGGTTTTCACGCACCTACATTATCTTGGCCAGTTACAGGAACAGTAATGGTTGAACCAACTGAAAGTGAATCATTAGAAGAACTTGAAAGATTTGGTGCAGCAATGGTGAGTATCCGTAGAGAGATTGACAAGAATAAAGATATCTTGAAAAACTCACCTCATACTGCAAAGGTTGTAAGTTCGGACAAATGGGAGTATAATTATAGTCGTGAAGAGGCAGCATATCCCGCCAATCAAACTAATAAGTTTTGGCCAGCGATATCACGAATTGACAATGTTTACGGAGATCGTAATCTTGTTTGTTCTTGTGCAAACTATTTTAATAATGAAGATGGAACTAAAAGACTGGTTGAACTCAATTAACCAAACAAAGAAAAATTTAATAGATGAAGACCCTTTAGTAGAAAAAGATTATCCACCATATATAATCAATCGCTGTTTCTCAGGACACTTGGATGCTATCCTTTTTGCGAATGAAATGAATAGGTATAATTTCTTACCAAAGAGGATGCAATACGACTTTTATATAAATACACTCAGAACTAAGAAGAGATTCTCTCCTTGGCTTCGTAAGGATATGATTAAAGACCTTGATTATGTAAAACGTTATTATGGTTATAGTAACGAAAAAGCAAAACAAGCTTTGAAAATTCTGACAAAAAAACAACTCAACTTTATAAAATCTAAATTTGATACTGGAGGAGCGAAATGAGTGTTGTTAAAGAACCTGTCGTCACATGGTCTCCTGACCAAATGGTGGAGGTAACATTGAATGAACCAGATGATTTCCTGAAAGTCAGAGAAACTCTCACAAGAATTGGTGTAGCAAGTAGAAAAGAAAAGAAGATATATCAAAGTTGTCACATACTTCATAAGCAAGGGAGGTATTATCTTGTCCACTTTAAAGAACTTTTTGCTCTTGATGGAAAACACGCTAACCTTACTTCTAACGATGTTCAGCGTCGCAACCGTATTGCTCAGCTTCTTGCTGATTGGGGATTGGTTGGTGTGGTCGATGTAGTTCGCATACAAGACATTGCACCTCTTAATCAAATCAAAGTGTTGTCATTTAAAGACAAAGGAGACTGGATTTTAGAAACAAAATACAATATTGGTGCTAAAAAGAAGAAAGAAGAAGGGGAGGGTTGACACCTCCTTTTTTTATGCTAAACTTTTATTATTAGTATTCAAGAC